ATTCTTGATTTGCTTATAGCAATTGATGAGGATGTTGTAGATTGGAGAGATCATCCTAAACTTTGGACTGCAATTCAAAAAGCAGATATTGCCCTTGATCTTTGGGCAGAAATGAATCTCAAACAAATCAAACAGGAACTGGAGTACACAAAATGAATATGATCTACAAAGAAGGATACGGTTGTGTATTCTCACTTGATGAATACAATGAACTTATATATGCTCCATTGTATGAGAATGGAATAGTTAATCTGAATGAGTTTGAAGCAGTTGATATGGATATGATTGATATGGAAGTGTTTGATATTCGTAATCAATTAACTCGGATGAATTAATTGTATATGTGTTTGTATGTACTATTATAATGTAATATAATGATAATGTTATATTTAATGTATTGAGTATTCAACAGGTCTGTGGAAAACTTATGTATCTCTGAGTTCTGATAGTGTTATTATTCTTTTTATGTCTGTTTATGTTGTTATCTTAGACTGCCTATCATAACACACTCGCCGCATAATGTCAATACCCCCTGAGGGACTGTCAGAGTTCACACATATGAGTTTTCCACAGATTTTATAATTATCTGAGTGTTTGCAATAGTTTATAAGATTCGTCCTGTGGAAAACTTATATAAACCTGTGGATTTCGTTTACTTGTATAAATAAAACATCTAACTCATTCGTTTGAGCAGCACTTGAACTCTCCTACGGGACCAAGAGGTAACAATCTGACAGAATGAAGCAGATAACCTATATCATACAAGAGGGAGTTTGAACACGGTCTCCGGCATAACAAAATCGTTGAGCAAGACACACTCAGAAACACTTGATACGTTGATTGATTGTTATAATACATAGCTCGTACTTACTAACCCTTTTTGAAGTGTATCAGATAAGGGTGGATTTGTTATATTCGTATATTGACAGTTCGTTTGTTATGGTCTATAATCAAAGAAGTTCATTCTGTTTTACTGGGAGGTTTCTTATGGTCAATTCGTATCTGTCAACTCAAAAGCATAAGTATCGTGTTACTCTGGAACTTGATGTTCTTGAAGACTTTAATCCTCGTGATATTAATTGGAATAAACTCTTTAACCTTGAATCAAATGAACACGTAGATAGTTACGTAGAAGATCTCTCAGTTCGTTGGTAATCACTTGTTCGTTCTCTTACAATTAAACAACAGTGATTGATTAGTTATTCGTTCAATCACTGTTCGTGTATGGACAGTATTATGTTATGTTGTTTAATTGTTATTGGTTGGCGATGCCCCGTATATAAAAAAAGGGTCCTTCCTAACCTACAGAGGTGACAAAACGAGCTCTCAATATCACTTGAAATAAAAAAAATTTTCGCCAAATTTTATTATGAAAACCCCCTATTGGAATTTTTGGAGAGTATTGCTGGTCGGATGGATAATCAGATATCCACGACCATTTTTTATGGTTATTGGTTTTTGTTTTGCTCTAATATATAATGCGTTGACACGATAAATTTCCGAAAAAAAAAAATCGCGCAAAAATTATGGACAAAATATACCACATATATGTAAAGAATAAATGTGTCAGACACTCTCTTTCAGAGGAGCAGTTCAAAATTGAATGGTCTACTCTCAATTTACTGGCACAATTACTAGACTGCCAAGCAACTGAGAGTGATCTTTCATATGAGGAACTGGACGTTATGAAAAATTTAGAGATGTCACATTGACAAAATATAAATAGAACGCTAAAATTAAACTGAAATTGATTTCAAATTATGGCAAAAGGATTTACTGTTAAAGCTGCTGCTCCGAAGCCCACACAAAAGGAAGAGTGGGATTATGATGCGATTAAGGCACGTATGCGTGGAAAGAGCATTGTATTTTGCTTACCCGGTCGTGGATGTTCATTTACATTTCTCAAGGCATTTGTACAACTTTGTTTTGACTTAGTACAAAATGGAATGAGCATTCAAATTTCTCAAGACTATTCATCAATGGTGAATTTCGCCCGTTGTAAGTGTCTTGGTGCAAATGTACTACGTGGTCCAAAGCAAATTCCCTGGGATGGAAAACTTCAGTATGATTATCAACTTTGGATTGATAGTGATATTGTTTTTGATTCAAACAAGTTCTGGCAATTGTGTGATCTTTCACTCTCTGAAGATGGCACAGAACGTGAGATCACTGCCGGGTGGTATGCCACAGAGGATGGTTACACAACTTCTGTCGCTCATTGGTTAGAAGAAGATGACTTCCGTAAGAATGGTGGTGTAATGAATCACGAAAATACGGAATCTATCTCAAAGCGTAAGAAGCCATTCACTGTTGATTATACTGGTTTCGGATGGGTGCTAATTAAGAAGGGAGTATTTGAAAATCTTGAATATCCTTGGTTCGCGCCGAAGATGCAGGTTTTTGAATCGGGTGCCGTACAAGATATGTGCGGAGAAGATGTATCATTCTGTTTAGATGCAATTGAGAAAGGTTTCAAGATCTGGTGCGATCCGCGCATTCGGGTTGGGCACGAGAAGACTCGTGTAATCTGATGAAAGAAAAAATTTACAATCTTTTATACAAAGGTCGTAAAATTTATATGAATCTCACTGCAGAAGAATGTAGTGAGATTCTTCAAGACTTCTCCGAACAATTTTATGTCGGAGAAGATATTGATCCAAATGAACTTGAAATGGAGGAAATTTAACTATGGCAACACGCAAATCACTGAGTGGATCAGATGGTATTGATTCACATCCAAAGAATACCCGACAGGGTAATGGAAAGAATACAAAGTACTCTGCAACTAGCAGAAACAAACCACGTAAACCATTAAGAGGACAAGGTAAGTAAAATGGGAGTTAAATGGATTCATAAGGGAGGTAAGTCCCGTCCAGATAAGCGTACATTACCTAAGAAATAATTCTTCAAAGCATTTGGAAGTTTTTCTGAATGCTTTTTTTTGTATTTTTAAGAATTTATAGTAAAAAATTACCGGCGTTCCGCGTCTCTCTCTAGAAATAAACCGTTTGAAGAAAAGCAAATGAGGCAATCTGAAGTTGAAAGAAACATTCGCAGATGGATTAAAGAAGTATCAAAGGTAAGAAAGGAATTAGGTAATTTTTCTATCTGTCCATTTGCAGCAAAAGCAAGATATCTGATTGTAGAGTGCGCTGCGAGCGCCATCGTGCCCGTTGAAGGATATCAGGTGATTGTGTATGCCATTGAGAACTCATTTGACCTTCCGGAGGTTCAGAGATGGGTACAAATTTATAACGAAAAGTATAGTGATTGGAAATTTTTTGAAGACTGTGCTTCTTATAATACCTACATAAAAGATATAAAGACAAATAATGGACTTTATAATCTAATTCTAGCTCAACCAAAAGAAGAATTACGTGAATTTAGAAAGAAATTAGCAAAAACTGATTATTATGACAATTGGAGTGAAGAATATTTAAAAGAAATTCTTCAAGATGATTATGATTTAATTGAAAAGGGATAGAAACCCCTTTAAAAGTTCTGATTTCACAAAATCAGGAGAAAACAATGGGCAAACAATCAGATAGAAATCAAGATTATATGAGAGAAATGTGGGGAACAGAAAAATTAATCACTGATTATACAAAAAATTCATCAAAAATGCTTCGTGAAATCAACAATGATGATTTAACTCCCAAAAAACACGATTTTGCAATTCAAAATGAGATTCACGAAAAAATTCGTAATGATGATGACTATGATGATTGGGAGTATGGTACAGAACCACTATATGAAGTCAAGAAAAACTGAATAAATAACCATAGATATAATAATTAAATGCCTCTAGAAAGGGTAAGTCAAGGGTTTAAAGATCTTAGTATGACTTTTCAATATAATCCATTGAATAATGACTTAATTGCTCTTAAAAACGAGACAGCAATTGCACGTTCAATTCGCAATATCGTTTTTACCTTACCTGGCGAGAAGTTTTTTAATCCAAATTTTGGATCTAGAATTAATAGATCACTTTTTGAAAATAATGACAGTGCATCTGCAAATATAATTCAAAATGAAATTGAAAATTCAATTAAAAATTATGAACCAAGAGTTGCTTTATCTAGTGTAGATGTAGTTCCAAATTATGATAGCAATTCATTTGATGTGAGTATTGTATATAAGATAATAGGTGCAGATGTTCCTGCACAACAGTTAGAGTTCGTTTTGCTGCCAACCAGATAAATGCCATTAGTAAATTTTACAAATCTGGATTTTGACCAGATAAAAACTACTCTTAGAGATTATTTGAGAGCAAACTCAAATTTTACAGATTATAATTTTGATGGATCTAATCTATCATCAATTCTTGATGTGTTGGCATACAATACATATATCACATCATATAATGCAAATATGGTGGCAAATGAATTGTTTATTGATAGTGCAACACTCAGAGAAAATGTTGTTGCACTTGCAAGAAATATTGGTTATGTTCCTCGTTCAAAAAAAGCAGCAAGTGCAGTTATAAGTTTCTTTGTTGATACTACAAACATTACTCCTTCACCATCAACATTAACATTAAAAAAAGGACCTGTAGCAGCAACTGCAAATCAGTTTGGTAATCAATCATTTATATTTTCAATACTTGACGATATTACAGTTCCTGTAATTAATAATATTGCATCATTTGATAATATAAAAGTTTATGAAGGTATTTTATTATCAAGTTCATTTACATATACTTCAAATAATCCAAATCAAAAATTTGTTTTACAAAATAGTGGAATTGATACAGATTTAATTTCAGTAATTGTAAAGTCTAGTCAGAATACAAATGTATCAAATAAGTATAGTTATCAAGATAGCCTATTTGAAATAAATGGTAAATCTAAAGTTTTCTTCTTGCAAGAAATACAAGATGAACGATATGAAATATTCTTTGGAGATAATGTATTTGGTGAAGCATTATCTGAAGGAAGCTATATTGAGATATCATATATTAGTACAAATGGAGATAGTGCAAATGGTATCTCAAATTTCTCATTTAGTGGAAGATTGATCTATAATCGCAATTCACAAGAATATATAATCACTTCTGGCATATCTTTGTTATCTACTGGATCAATTTCTTCTGGTGGAGAATCTATTGAATCTGTAGAGTCAATTAAAAAATTTGCTCCAAGAATATACGCATCTCAAAATAGAGCACTTACTGTAAATGATTATGAAACATTAATTCCAGCAAAAATATATCCAGAAACCGAATCAATATCAGTATTTGGTGGAGAAGAGTTAGTTCCTCCACAATACGGTAAAGTTTTCATAAGTATTAAACCAAGGATTGGAGCTTTTTTATCAAATCTAATTAAAGAGAATATTAAACGAGATTTGAAAAAATATGCAGTTGCTGGAATTGTTCCTGAAATTTTAGATCTTAAATATCTGTATCTTGAAGTTGAATCAAAAGTTTATTATAATACAAATTTGGCACCAAGTTCTGAATATGTTTCAACTATTATTGTGAATAATACGAATAAATATTCAGAATCAACTGAGATGAACAAATATGGGGCAAGATTAAAATATAGTAAATTTTTGAAAATAATTGATGAAAGTCACGAAGCAATAACATCAAATATCACAAAGATTCAAATGAGAAGAGATTTGAGAGTTGCTTTAAATTCATTTGCAGAATATTCAATTGGATTTGGTAATCAATTTCATATTAAAAGTATGAATGGATATAATATTAAATCTTCTGCATTTAAGACTAGTGATATTCTTCAAGATGTATATCTTTCAGACATACCAGATTCTAATCAAAAAACTGGATCTATATTTTTATTCAGTGTTCCAAATACATCTTCTTCTACACCAACTATCATAAAAAGAAATGTTGGTAGAATTGATTATGTAAAAGGTATAATTACATTGAATCCCATTAATATTACATCAGGTAAAGTGAAGGATGGACAAACTATTATTGAAATCTCAGCAGTACCACAATCAAATGATGTAATTGGATTGCAAGATTTGTATTTACAATTGGATATTGCAAACAGTACATTTGAAATGATTAGAGATGAAATATCTTCTGGACTTGACCCTTCAGCATCAAACTACATAGTATCATCAAGTTACAATAACGGAAACCTAGTAAGATCCTAAAATGGTAGAAAAAAGAATTCAATTTAACAATATTGTTAAAAATCAACTTCCTGAATATGTTAGAGATGAGTTTCCGTTAGTTTCTGAATTTTTATCTCAGTATTATATTTCTCAAGAGTTTCAGGGAGCACCTGCTGATTTAATACAGAATATTGATCAATATTCAAAATTAGACAATAATACAAATCAGATTGACTATGTAATATTATCTTCAAGTATATCATTTATTGATGATACGATTACAATTAATTTGGCAAAATCATCAACTGGAACTGAAGGATTTCCAGAATCTTATGGATTACTTCAAATTGATGATGAAATTATTACATACACAGGAAAAACTTCTAATACATTTACTGGATGTATTAGAGGATTTAGTGGAATTACTTCTCATAAAAAACAAAATAAACCAGATGAACTAGTATTTTCACAATCAGAATCTGCAGAGCATAGTGCTGGTTCTAAAATTTTAAATCTAAGTTCTTTATTTTTAAAAGAATTTCTATCTAAATTAAAATATCAATTAACACCAGGATTTGAAAATAGAGATCTTGATGTAAAATTAGACCAATCAAATTTTATTAGACATATAAAGGATTTTTATTCGGTTAAAGGAACAAACGAGTCATTTAAAATTTTATTTAAAGCATTATATGGGGAAAATGTAAGTATAATTAAACCAAAAGAACAACTTTTTAGACCTTCAGATGCTCAATATAAAGTATACAAATCTTTAGTTGTTGAAAGTGTTTCTGGCAATCCATACGATCTTGAAAATTCTACATTATTTCAAGATGAATATGGTAATATAACAAAATCATATGCACCAATTGCAAGTGTAGAAAAAATATCATCTGAACTTGGTTCATATTATAAACTAAATTTGGATTCTGGGTATAATAGAGATCTTATTGTTGATGGTGCAATATATGGAAATTTCTCAATTCATCCCAAAACAAAATTGATAGGAAATGTATCTACAGGATCAACAGTTCTTGATGTAGATTCTA